TGAAAAAGGGCTTGAACGTCTTCCCGTTCAAAAAACTTTTCGGCTTCTGTTTGTGCTTCCTCGATTGGTTTTAGTTCCATCTTAGTCATGCTCCAAAAAAAAACTGCATCTCACAGCGTTCGTTGAAAGCTATATACTTTGTTTCCCACCTATCAAGGGTCTTTAGTTCATACCCATGTACGGGACAATGTTTTATTTTACCGTTTTTGTATCTTAAAGGCTTATAAATATCTTTTCGGTACTTGAACTCAGTTTCTGTTTCGTCGAGATTAAGTTTCAAGTTATATTTTTTTTCTACAAAATCTTCAAGCGCCTCTACCATTTCGTAATAACTTAGTTCAACTTTCATGTTTACTCTCCGTAATTGATGGTTTGAGGACTATCCCATATTATCGCATACGTGTCAAACTTATTTAGCCTCACCCCAAGAGGGTCCGATTTCGATGTCGCACTTAGATGGGACTTCGAGCGGTACAGCGTTCTCCATTACGTTAGCTACCACTTGGGCCTCCTCTACACTTTTGACCGACATAGCCAGTTCATCGTGTATCTGAAGCATGGGCAGTATGCCTTGGTTATACAGATCGACCATTGCCTTCTTGGTCATGTCCGCGGCGGACGCTTGGATCAACCTGTTCAGCGCCTTGTAAGTATAAGCACGTTTAAGGCGGGTCGTGGGTCCATACTCATCGACAGCTTCCTTGTAGGGCATTGCTTTGTTCATGGCGAACGTATCGGGTTCCCACAGATTGAAGCGGCACTTACGCCCAAGCAGCGAGGTCAATGATCCACCCGACGATTTCTCGTTCAGTCTGTTCATTACCCCGGTCATTAAACCTTTGACAAAAGGTACTCTGTTGTGGTACTGCTTTGTTAACGCCTTGGCTTCTTCCACGGTCACGTCCAATTGCTCGGACATCTTGTTAACACCCATCCCATAAATTAAACCTAAGTTAATGGTCTTGGCTTGCTTCCGCGGAATGTTAGCCATCTCCGCGACTAAACTATGGAAGTCTGTTTTCGGATCATTGTTGTACGCTTTTACGAACTCGGCTGCACCCTCTAACGGTACGCCTCGCGTTTTACCGTATACATGCGCATAATGCACCAAGATGCGTGGTTCTTGTTGCGAGAAGTCAATAGCCGCCCATTGTTCACCTTCTTCTGGAAGAAACAAAGAACGAATCATCGGACCCAGTTCAGGATCGCGGGCCGGGATTTGCTGCAAATTAGGATTAGACATGGAGATGCGGCCCGATACGGTTCCTCCATCGTCAGAACGGATTTGATTTATATGGGAATGTATACGGCCATCAGCGTGGCAGTGTTTCATGATGGTATTGATGAAGGTGCCGGAGGTCTTGTTAAGGTTCCGCGCTTGAGTGACGAGTTGCGCGAGGGGATGCTTGTTCTCTTGGAGAAAGAGTTTAGTGAAGCTCGGTGCGCCCTTTTCAGTTGTTGGGTAATGGATTCCGACTTTATCGAACGCTTTAGCGAGCGATTGCGCAGCCCAGATTTCAACATTAGTGCCCGCGATGCGCTTGATCTCTTTCGTGACATCCCTTTCCCGCTTGAGGAGGCTATCCCTAGTTCGCTCAACCCGGTTAACATCGACGCGAACACCCCGCATCGTCATGTCAACGAGACATGGGAGCAGATCAAGTTCGAGATTAGCGACCGGCCACAAGTTTTCTTTTCCAAGTTGAACGGAGAAGTAGTTCCAGAGTTCGAGGGTCAGTTCAGCGTCGCCTTCAGCGTAAGGTCCGACGTACATGGCTGGCATCTTCCACATTTCAGCTTTCGGATCGACACCGAACTCCCGCGCAGCGGCCACTAAACCCTTTTCTGATTTTACTTTATTTAAGTGATCATAAGATAAGGCGTTAAGGCTGTAGCTAAATCTGTTTTCATCAAGCAGTGATGCAACAATCATGGTGTCAATGATGCGGCCATTCACTTGAAAACCCATTTGTTTTATCCAACCCAAGTCGTACTGGGCATTGTGCATAATCTTATCTGCGGGACACTCGAATACTTTTTTAAGCCAGCGGTTAACGATCTTCTCATCAAGGTTACCCCCACCGAAGTGACGGATAGGGATGTAACCGGACCAATCGTCTACGGCAATGGCGTAGCCCACCACTTCTCCATCGCCTGTTGGCCAACCGGGACCGTGCTTCTTGAGGTTCGGGTCCCGTGTTTCCACGTCGATAGCTATCTTTTTAGCCGACGTTAGGTCGGGTAACTCTAGTGGTGGTATCCACTCACTTTTTGGAGCGAACATTGCCATTTGTAGTTTTGCCATTTGTATTATCCTTTTCCGTGAACTCTGCCCCAAGGGCCGTGTATCCTGCTTTATCTAGCCATGAATCAACATGGTCTATACTTTCTATCAAGCGACTGGTCTTTACCCAGTCCATCATCAAAGCCACGTGAGCCGCGGTAAGGTAACCGTGTGATCCTATTGCTCCTTTAACGATTTCGTTCCAACCTACTGCAATTCTGTTGTGGTTGAGGTAAGCGTCACCATAATCTTTGGCGCGTTGTCCATTGATAAGCTTCTCCGCTTCATGCAGAACTTCATCTCGTTTCATCTAATGTACCGTTTGGTTAAGTTGTAATGCACTCATATTGCTTCTCTCCATTGCGTTAGTTCTTCGCTTTCGCAGTTAGGGCAAAGGCAGTGAATAGTCACTTGCTCTGCCGTTCCGTTTCCGTATGGGTAATGATCAATCTCTCTAGCGATCAAAAGCTCGTCATACTCACCCCAAAATGAGCAGTCGTTTTCGCATTTGTACATGGTCATAACGTTTCTCTCACCCAGTTACCTTTGGCGTTTCGGACCCATTGCGGCTCCGAAACGGGCTTTTCGAGTCCGGCATCGGCATCGGGGATATTGGGGAATATTAATTTGTCGCCGTTGTTGTATTGAATAATCATGTTCGTCCTTGTGGTAGTTAGTTTGGTCATAAGTCATAGCTCCTTGATACGTCTTCAGCGTCTACAATATATAAGCTTTGCTTCGCTCTCGTTACGCCGACGTAAAATACACGGTGCGTATCATCAGGGTTCCGTTGGAACTGGGTGTCCGCTGCCGGACTAAGGTCCGTGAACAGTACAACGTTATCCGCCTCACCACCTTTTGACCCGTGGATCGTGGACGCTGTAATGCGGGGGACGCCGTTAAACTTCTCGCCCCTGCGCAGTAAAGCGGTAACGTAAGCTCGGTCAGTATCTGGCAGTTTATCCATGGCTTCGGACCAGATCATACTGTCCGTGGCCAGTAAGCCGTGGTTCGTGGTTAGTCGATCAAAGGTCACAAGATCATTGTCCTCGACACCCGATAACTTTTTAAAACCACGTACTACTCGCTCCCCGATAGACATATAGCTGTAAACCATCCGGGCAACCTTGCCTGATATTTCTTTTCCTTTGCGCATTTGTTCCCAGCCGTTAACGGCTTCGCTGACCTTTTCACTAATGGACCGTCTGCCGCGGTAGTTGAACAGGTAACCGTTTGACTTCAGGTCTTGGGCTACGGGGTTTAGTTGGTAGCCTGCTTGGGACAAAATTAGCCAATCCCCTTGCGACATGTCGAGGGAGTTGATCGTCGTGATCCGCGTCACATTGCCGGGTTCGGACCGAGGCTCATACTGCTTCGGGAATCGTCTGCCAATGCGGCGCACCACATTCTCCGCCACATCATGAACACGTTTAGGGATTCGGTAGGACTGCGACAGTATCTCTGACCCACCGGGTAAGTTAATGAAATGGTCTACGTCCGCACCAGCCCATCGGTAGATGGCTTGGTCATCGTCACCTGCACAGTACATCTTCGTTGATTGCTTATCTAAAAGATGCGCGATGTCCCACTGTAAGGGGGAAAGGTCCTGCGCTTCATCTAAAAAGCATAGGTCGAACTTAGGGCAGAAGGTTTCACCACCCTCTGCAAAGTGCTGAAGCATGTCGGTAAAATCAAAAAGCCCCATGCTTTCTTTATATTCTCGCAAGCATTTATCAACAAAGTTAACGGTGTTCCAGTCCTGTTCGATCTGGCTCTCGTTATACTGGTCGCGCAGGTCTACCTTCCGCAAGCGGGCCAAGTTAATCAGGCCGAGTATCGGATCACTGCTGGCCACCATGCTAGGAACGTCTTCATCTATGGAAGTGTTCTTCTGGGCACCAAGCTCCACACCGATAGTGCGGCTCAGTTCACGGTAGTTTTCTTCCTGCATCACCTGTTCGGGGCGTATGTCAGACATTGTTAAAGCAAGGCTGTGAAGTGTTCTAAAGAAAATTAAGTCTTTCTTTGGATCAAGGTTAAACCTTTCGGCGGCTCTATCTCTGGCTTCGGTTGCTGCTTTTCGGGTAAACGCTAGAAACGCAATGCGGTCTGGTGGCGTACCTTCTTCCAAGGCCTTGTCTACCATGTTCAACAAGGTGGTAGTCTTACCGGTTCCCGGAGGCCCAAAGATTCTAAACATCTGAAATCCTTTCGGCTGCTGTCATAAGTATGTCTGCCAAACCTACTGCCGAAATTTTACGGTCTTCCGTCTCCATGTCAGCTTCCATTGCAATACATTCCAACAATTCAGCAAGATGCTTATTACTCAAATCGTCTGGAATCAGGCCAAACCATGGTTTGTTTTTAAATTTGTGCATCCTTCCTTTTCTCCCTGCTATAAATCTGTTGCACACGCTGTTTTGATATTCCCCAAAACTTTCCGACTGCTGTCATAGTCATACGCTCTTTATCAATCATGATAACTATGTCAGCGTCGCGTACCGTTCTCCAGTACGCACTTTTCATGCGGCTCAAAATGGTGCCTCCTGTCCACCAAACGATGGTGTTTTTAAGTCTACATCACTGTTCTCAAAAGCAGGTATCTTCCAGACTCTCACAGAGCGGCCTTTGATCTTCAATACCATGCTGTCGCCGTTAATGTCTCTCAAACGTTGAGCTATCCTATGCGACTTGTACTCAAAGAATTTGTTTTTCTTCAGATAACTTTCAAAGTCTTTTAACCTGAAATACGTCACCCCTTCCTCTTCATCAGTCCAAGGTCGGCGGAGCAAAATTTCTTCTTTATCCTGCGCCTGCTGTAAGTGACTACAGAACTCTTCGAGATAGTCATAGAACTGACCACTAATACTCGCGTCCACGGATACTTCCATGATCGCGCTTTCGTTATCACGCATCTCAGTCATCAAGGTACTAATACGACTTTCCCACTGCTGCTTGGCAGTAGAACGTGGCATGAAGTTAAGTTGTTCCATGCAAGCTTTTTGAAACATGGGCTGGCTCATCAAGGCTTCGGTATCAAGCTCCAGAGGCTCCCCGTTAACGTCCATAAACCAGACAGGGGGAGTAGAGTTATACTTGCGTAGGTTAGCTACCGTAGCGCCCGCTACAGCGGCCCCTATGCCGAACTTACGGGTACGGCATAGCTCTTTGTTGCAGTAGGAGTTAATTGGCGAGTCAGAGCATTTGTAGGCGTATTCCTTGCGGTCTAGTTGCTTGGCAACTATGTTGACCTCCGGCAATGGTAACGGCGGAGATAGATACTCCATGTTGAATCGCAAGATTTCAGATTCCCAACTGTCCGGATACGCTTTGCGTAAGTATACTCCGATGTTAAATAAACCATTGTTTCGACCGCCTTCACTAATGCGCTGCTTACACAGTATCTGCAAACACGGTGGCCCGTCCTTTAATAGGTCGGTAGCACCACTGTCTACTATTTGTAGCTTAACGACTTCTTCCGGGGTTTGTGCATATTGAGTATGCAACTCAATAAATTCGTTTAACGTTCCAGACGTGCCGTCATCCAATATTACATATCGGAGGCCGTTCTCGTGATCATAGTATGGAAGGTTGAGAAAGTTTCCCACGTCACCACGGTCTAGGTGTAATTTTATTTGCTTGGGGAATATCTCACTTTCGCCATAACCGAGGGCCGCGGACATTTGTTGAAGCGAACGCTGCATGTCCTTCGCTGAAACCCATTCGGTTGAGAATAAAAAGCAGTGCGCACCCCCAGACTTGGATCGGCATACTACTAAAGGTAATTTTAACTTTCTTACTTTATCAACAAGCATCTTGTGGTCAAGTGGATACTGGTCCACGTCGATACAACCCCACTTACACATGTTGTTTTCATTTATTGGGATGATACCCAATCCACTGCCGGTCCCCGACAAGTGGTTTTCCCAAAGTTTCTTTGTTCGGGGTTCTCTCAGTACGCCAGCTTTGCCTTTTGCTTTGCCGTTCGCGCCTGTGTTCTCTATTTTGAAGTAGCCGTGAGCTTCCTTCAGGCCATCAAATATGGCCATAAATTTATCTACTGACATTGTTGCCCCCATACGGAAAAAAAGCGGCGAGATGACACGCACCCCGCCGCATGACTACTTAAAACGGTGTTGTTTTACCTTCACCTTCGTCATCCGTATGTTTCACAACAACATCGCCTGCTGTGATGCTCTCTGCAAAACCCTTTGCGCGGGTATACAGAGCGCCGTCTTCAATGACACCTTCACAGGACATCTCCCAACCATGCCATGACCCTTTGGAATTTTCCTCAGCTATGGTTTTCATGTGGTAAATGTGGCTAAAGCGGGGCGGCGTAAACGGCCCGTTTTTACCCTGCATTGTTCGAGAAGCCATCATGCTGTTCCACTTCCTGCTCTTTTTAAGCTGGGTGGACTTCATTGCAATCAAGGCTGTCTCGTAGGACCCATCTTCGTTGAGAAGCATTACAAAATGCTGGTGGGTTTCTTCGATGTACTCCCCACTACCATCGACAACATATTCTTTGTTGTCTTCGGCAGACCGTTCTGTTTTCGGACGAGCTTGTCCCGGTTCATAAATTGCCGTTGGCGCACCGCTACCACTGCCACGTGGTGCCCACTGAATAAACCTACGTTGATAAGCGCAGGGTACTACTCGAACCCCTTCCTTACCTTTATAAGCTATACCCGTTACGGTGTTATAAATATCGCCCTTACGAGCCGTTTCATTTTCATCCAATACTGGATCGTTTCCGGATAGGACTTTCAGGAAAGGAAGAGCTAAGTCTTCTGTCCCCATGTTATCCATACCTTGTCCTGCATCCTGCTCCATCATAGCAATATCAAACACTGCTACTTCTCTGCTACCAGCTTCAGCTACTTCATTTTTTTTAGTCATTATTTCTTTCCTCGTTTAATTACTGCGCGTTGACCCACCCATGCTCCGAACAATTCCATCGGAAAATCCTCCCCTGCTTCACAACGTTCTTTGACGAACGCACGTAAAGTTTGGGGATGAACTTCGGTTTTTTGCTCTGGAATATACCCTTGCTGTTGCGCGAAAGACGCAAAGGCTCCTGCTTGATCGTCCTCTCCACGGCCAAACTGACACAAGACAGTATTTTTAATAATGTCATCATGTCCGTTATCGCGTAGCCAATCGTAGGCTTCTGGACGTTTATCAACAAGAATAGACGCACCATAGGTTTGTTTAACCTCGACGGTTGACCCGTCATCTAGTGCAAACGAAGACATGCCGATCTCTGCAAGCATCGAAGGCATATCCTCATCCGTAAGTTTCAAAAGAACTTTCTTTTCATCCTTGAGAACTTGCTCAAGGGTTTTTATCTGCTCTTCTCTGTCACGGATTGTTCTGGCCAACGCAGCTATTGAAGTAAGCCCCTGCTGGTCAATTTTCTCAACAGATGAGGCTTGATTTTTTTCAAAATCCTGCTCCATCATTTTTTCTAGGTCACTCATCGTGATTCTCCTTTCGTGGTTAAAGGCACCTCTTTGGGCCTTGACAATTACAGATAATATCTTATACAATAGGAAAGTCAAGCGTTTTTAAAAGATAGGGGCAAGAATGTTAGATTACAAATATGAGACTCAACCATACGACCATCAACGGACTTCTTTCGAGGAGTCGTGGGCCAAGGAATATTACGCGCTGCTTATGGAAATGGGTACGGGTAAATCTAAAGTAGCCATCGACACTATGGCTGCATTGTATGAAGCCGGTAAAGTTAAAGCCGCTTTAATCATAGCTCCAAAGGGTGTTTACGATAACTGGGTAAAAGGTGAGGTCCCTATACATTTACCCAAGCGTATCCCACGAGACATTATGCGTTGGATTCCCGCTAAAACGAAACGCTTTGAGACAGAATTAAAAGATTTTATCGTTAATCGTGACCCTATACTGAAAGTATTTGTAGTCAATATAGAAGCTTTCTCCTCGACACGAGGCACGGAGGCTGCTTTAGCCTTTTTGTATCAAAATCCGGATAACATTGTTGTAGTCGATGAATCGACTACAATTAAAAACAGGAACGCTGCGCGGACGAAGAATATATTGGCTTTGCAGAAATGGGCTAAATATCGCCGGATATTGACCGGTTCCCCTATAACAAAGAGTCCTATGGACCTGTTCAGCCAATGTAACTTTCTTGCCGAGAAAGCACTGGGCTTTAACAGCTACTTTGCTTTCCAAGCGCGGTACGCCAATGTGCAAAAACGCACGATGGGTCACCGTAGCTTTCAACAGATTGTGGGCTATCGCCGGTTGGACGAACTTTCTGAAAAGTTAGATAAGTTTAGCAGCCGTGTTTTAAAAGTAGACTGCCTTGACTTACCTGTTAAGGTATATACACGCCGGGAAATACCTCTTACTCCCGAACAAACAAAACTATATGTGCAGATGAAAAAGCTGGCTTTGGCTAAGTTACAGAGCGGCGAGTTGGCCACGACAGCTAGTGTTTTGACGCAGATTATGAGACTTCAACAAATTTGCTGTGGACATTTGCAGCCGGATGATGGTGAGGTACAGTCTATTAAAAGTAATCGACTAAACGAACTACTCGACATCACAGAAGAGTTTCAAGGTAAGGCAATCATTTGGGCGACGTATACACACGACATTCAACAGATAGCTGATGCCTTGCGCGACCGGTTCGGACCCGAATCGGTCGCAACCTATTACGGGGCTACTCCGCAAGATGAGCGGCAGGAAATCGTAGAGACGTTTCAACAAAAAGATTCGACGCTACGGTTTTTTGTAGGGCAACCTAAAACAGGTGGTTATGGCATTACTTTGACAGAAGCTAACACGGTCATTTATTACAGTAACAGTTATGACTTGGAAATAAGGCTCCAGTCCGAAGATAGGGCGCATCGTATCGGGCAGAAAAATAAGGTTACTTATGTGGATTTAGTATCGCCGGGTACGATTGACGAAAAGATACTGGGTGCTTTGCGTAGCAAGATAGACCTTGCGGGGCAGGTACTGGGTGAAGATGTTCAGTCTTGGCTACGTTAGTCCTTCTTGTTCCACAGTTCAAAAAGGGTACGGACTTTCTCTTTTATCTGCTCGATGTCTGAGTGCATCTTGGCAAGCACAATTACCAGAGTCACGAAAGCCGCCGCAATTGGCCAGATTACACCTATCGCGTCCATCACTTCCATATTTAAAAAGCATTAGGTAAAGAAGCTATACCGCTGCCCCCGGACATTGATCCGGGACCCATGGTATGCATTCGTCCGGGACCTTGGCTTTTAGCAAAAGGGCTTGGCATACCCATATCGTTTCCTTGAATCGCTTGCGGGGGAGCAGCCGGTTTACCGTAACCAAAGCTTTCTTCCGCACCAAAGTGCGCACGTTCAGCTTGGTCTACGAGGTCCACAAATTCTGTCACTTTTGACTGCAATGCGGCCTCTTGTGCGCCAGTGTACGTTTGGTTCAGATAATCACCATAGACCTTCAACGGCGAAGACTGCATTTGACTCATCTGCTGACCAAACTGTTTCTGCATGTTTTCAAACATACCGCCCACGCCTCTCATAGAACCGGGACCTTGGCTTTTAGCAAAAGGGCTTGGCATAGAACCGGGACCCATAGATTGCATCATTGGTTGAACCATTTCTTTATTACCCATTTGTGATTTCATCGGATTTGCGAAAGGTGATACAATCATGCCACCTGCCTCCATATGTTGTACGGGGTAAATTACTCCACCTTCCGCTTTGTATTGCATGTTGCCGCCTCCGGCAGTACCAGCTAAGTTTACATTTCCGGCAGTACCGCCGCTAGTGTGACCACTATATCCGGCAAAACTAAAGGCGGGGTTTGTGTCCCCTGTTCCGCGGCCCACGTAACTATATGGAATAGCGTCTCGTGACGCCGTATCCGCCGCTTGTCGGGCATCGTGTTTCTTTTGCACTGACGCGGAATAAGAGTCGTACCCTGCTTGGTCGTAATCGTATTTGTCAGGGTTTTTTAAACGATCTAATTCGTTAGACGTGTAATACGAAGCACGGCCCCCGAACTCCCTAAAAATACTCATTACGCTTGTCCCATCAAGCTTCCGATGCCGAGAAGTTCTCGGTCTTCGGGAAATAAAGCTGCAAACTTAGCCCGGTCTACAGGTCCTGAACCCTGTGATGCCGATTGAACGGCGGCAGGTTGTTGGACCGGACTAGTTGCAGGTCCACTACTCGGAGTGGGAGTCTGAGTAGGTGGATTCAAAGCGCCCCGTTGATCAGGGGGCGGTAAAACTGGTTGTTGCTGTTGCAAACGTTCTTGTAAAGCCGGAATCTCTACCTTCGGGTCTTCAGCTAAAGGTGAGTCTAGCCCACGATCTTCTTCCTCAAATCCTTCTCTTACGATAAAGGGAGACATAGACGTAGCAGTGTTAAACAACTTGTCGTTTAAGTAACTTACAATTCGTGCCGACAGCTTTTGTTGGCCACTTTCTGTGCCGGGTTTTTGCATCAAACGTGCTATTAAAACAGGGTCAGTAAACATCATGTCAATAGCACGAAGTTTAGCTGTTTGAGGTAACTCCAACATAAATTTGCGAAGTTCTCTAGTACCCGTGCTGGATGCTGAAATCACACCCGGACCAGAACCACCCACTTGTTTAAATGCGGCGCTACCTGCGGCAGAACCTAATACACCCACATAAAAATCAAGTATCGGTCCCGCGCTTGCCACAAAATCAGGGTCCGCTAGTTTTCCGGCGGCGTCTGCGGCTTGAACTTTCATCATTTGTTGAGTCATGAACTTTAAACGAGTTTGTACCTTTTCTGGAAAAATATTAAATTGGTCGGCAACATCCATCAAAGATTGGTCTGCTTTAGGCATCTTCCCAAAAAGCGTTTGATAAAACACTTGTGGATTAAACGCACCTTCGCCACCCGCTGCTAAATAGGCGTGTTCTAATACGGCACGACCCATTGCTGCGTTTACTTCCGTAGTGTCTAAACCCGCTTCTTGTATTTCTGCGTTTCGGGCATTTTTTAAAGCCCGTAGTTGTCCGGTCCTAGCGGCTTGCCTAGAACGGACGTTATCCGCACCCATACGTCTTAAAGCAAACAAGTTCCGGAAAGATTTAACAGGCACTGGGGAGTTAAAAGCATTCGCTACCGCTGCTGTTGGAGACATACCGTCAATAAGGTTTGCCAAATCAGTTTGGCTACGGGCTAAGTCCTTTCCTTTTTTAACATTCTGCTGCATTACCTCAACGGCTCTTTGTGCGCTACTTGCGCTTTCCAAGTCCATTTTCAATTGAGGAAAAGCTTCCAAAACGTCATTGTTTTGTGCTTTCCAGTCTTCTAACGCTGTTGCATTAATAACGGTTCGCGTTGTATTTGTTTTTGGATCAAATACTTCTTTTGAAGCCACTTGTTTTAGGCCTCTAAGATAGCTGTCTATTAAATTAGTGGTGGTTGTAAAAACAGGGTCTGAACCCATGATTACATCTTCTGGTAAATAGTTTGGCAACCCTTGCTGGTCTGCAAATTCCGCCATGCCTTGCAATTGACGAACCCTACTTAATGTGACGCTAGGGTTTGACTTAATAAAGGCTTCAAATGTAACTTCCGCAGGTAGCTTTGCAGCACCGGAGCGTTGCGCTTGACCAATTTGTCCCACAACTGTTCTAGTGAAAAAGTCATGTTTTGCTCGCGTATAAGCTCTAGCTACATCATACGCTTCACCAAAACCCTCTATGTCTAAATCGTCAGAAATAGCCTGTGCTACTTTTCCTATTCTAAGGGCTTCATCCGAAGTTGCGGGGTCCGCGGCCAATGAACGAGCTTGCCTTAGTAATTTTCCACGAACTTCCGCTAAACGGTCCGCGGTAATAGGCGCAACATCGTCACTAGAAGCTTCACCTGACCTTCGTACCGCTCTATTTTCATTAGTAGCCTGTACTCCAGCGTAGTCCGCAGCTTTGTCTAACGCAACTGCCAACCTTTTTTGGTCTTCGGGTTCCGCTAAGTTTTTTAAGTTTTGTTTTATATCTTGTTGAGTTCTACGCAAGAAAGTTGCTCGTTCACCAAGAGGCAAAGCATTTGCTGTCTCCATGATGGTAACAATCTCGTTCTCTGCATCAAAACCCGATAATTTCGCAACAGCGTTATCAAAAGTGCTTTTATACTTTTCTAAAGAAGCTATTTCAGGATCACTTAATACAGGAGCAGGGTCTAACCCTAGATCACGTCTAGCGTTCTCTATGAAATCAAATAAAACAGGTGCGGCTTTGCCAAATTGTTTTTGTACCGCAGGGTCTCCGTAAGATATTTCTTCAAAAACCCGCATAAAGGCAGGTAAATCTGCAAATTCTGTATCTGGCCCCATAGGGCTGATAACTTCAATATTAGGAACTGCGCCCCATAGCTCACGTTCTTTATTACCGGCAGCGGTAATGTAATTACCCACCATGTCATAAAGTTCTTCAGATAATTCTTGTTTGGACCTAGCCGCAGATTGTCCGGGCTGTGCCGCTAACCTTTCATTAGCTTCTAAGAATTTGGTCATTTTTATATCAAGACCGTTTCTTAGCATATCGTCAAAAATAGATCTTCTTAACGCCGCCGCTTTTCTAACGTTGTCAGGACTGCCGTCATCCATTAAGCCTTCTATAAACTGAGTAATAAAACCAAGAGCTTTGCTCTCTGCTTTTTTACGAGCCATTTCTAAACCGGGTTCTCCACTAGCTTTTACGGCTTCAATACCCATCAACAAGGGGTCACCGCCACGTTGTGCGGCTGTGAAATCTACACCGGGAAATGCCTCTTGTAACATTTGAGTCATTTCAGGGTCTGTAAGATTTTTAACTAAATCGTCGTATTGTTCAGGGCTGCCGTAGTCGGCGTATAACCTGTTAATGTTTTCAAATAACTTTTTCTGTTGACCTGTAACCGCCATACCACTAACTTCATCAACAGTGTCGCTACCCAAAATACGTGGTAAAGTCTTTGCAAAAGTAGCGTACAGCAAGTTTCCGCCGACAAGCTCTGCCGCTAATCGTGTTCCCGTTGCTCCGGGGTCCATGCTTTCTGCTTGGTAAGCAGCCGCAGCAGAACCGGCGCTTGCAACTACCTCACCTGCCGCAGTCATTTTTACGTTTCGTCCCGCAGCCTTACCTGTTGAAGATATGATGTTATCTAAACCAGAAACAAGCTTTAAAGACTGCGCCCTACCTGCATCGTTTGCAATGTTACTAAGCATTGCATTACCAGCGATGTTGGAGGTTGAACTCATTAGCCATGGAAACCTAATAGCGCCCACACCACCACCCAAGGTACGATAAGCCTCGTACTCGGCACGTTGACCGGGAGTAATTACGGCATCAGGACCCATTACTTGCTCTTCTAGGTAATCTCCAAAAAGATACGTTGCACCACCTGTTAAAAGAGACAAAGCCCCTGTTCCGGCAACGCCAATTCCAAAACCTACTACCGCGCCCGGTGGCCCCGCGATACTTGCCCCAGCGGCTGTAGCCGCCGGAATAATTCGAGGTCCGGTTAATCGGGCCGTCGCTGCCATAGCTTCCGTAGCAGGTATGGATTTAAAAAACTCTGATAAAAAAGGCCGTGCAAAAGATGCGGGCTGCGCGTTGCTAAACAAGACTACTGCTTGATCGGCTGTAAAAGCGCGTTCCGTGGGCGTTTTATCCTTAGTGGAGGGCAAAAAGTCTAAAAAAGGAGCCGTTCCACCGATTAAACCTTCATATGTTAGAAAGTTAGGGTCTTGCGCCATCTGGTCGGCATAATCCATTTGCATGGTTGAAACCAAGTCACGGGCTAACGCTTCTGAGGGGTCCTCATAATTTAAACGAAAGTTATCTACTACCTCTGGGGTGAGGATTACAGGATCAATTTTAACCTGTGACGTAGTATTTTCTTCAACAACGTTTTCATCAGCCATTAATCTGGTTCTCCGCTACTAGCCCTAGACAAACCACCTGTAACCGAACTGGAAGAACGGTCAGACATGGCTTCTGCTATGGGATCGGTTGTTAAAAACTTATCATACACCGCAATAGCTCCAGTTGTTTCTGCAATCAATTGCCCTACTGATTCCTGCAAACCTTTTATTTCCGTACTTTCTTTTTCACTTTTTGAAAATTTAAATTTTTCTTCCGCTTCCCTATACATCATTGCAAGGTTGTTTCTAACGGTAACTAACTGGTCTCTTGCCGCATTGTCTGTTTTTGCGCCGCCGGGTTTGAACCCGTTAACCTCTTCTTCTAGCAGCTTAACCTCTAAAGCAAAAATCCTACCGTCTACGCCTTGACGTGCAGTCTGCATTATGTTTCGAGCAAGGGCATTAAGTTGCGTATCAGCCTGAGAAGTAATTTTACCGCTATTTCCCGCATATCCTGAACCTAGGCCACTAACATCTTTTATCTGCCCCGCCATCATATTAAAGAAACGGTTAACCGTAGATGCCATGCCTTGAGACTTTGTTAGGTCGATACCTGTAATAATGAATAACTTTTCGTCTTCAAAAGCCGAGAAGTCAGGGTTTCCGTCGGCCCCAAACGGTATACGACTAATCTTACCATCAACATCTTTATCTAGCGCCCCCTTTACACCTATTGTAGGCAAGGAAGCCCCTTCGATTGTTGCCCGTGCGTTTATAGCATTCATAACGGACGTTGAAACAACAAGACCCGGTTTCATAACAGTGGTTTGTGTTGCAGGGTCCCAAGCAGGTTTTGCTGCCATCTCATTTGTAAGATAATTATTAATTAAGTTAGCCGTGGTTTCGTCTAAAGTACCGTCTGAATAAGCTTCTAACGTATCAGCGTTAGAAATTAATTTAAGGGCTTTTGCTTCGTAGCTATTACCTAAATCAGCAACTGTCCCATTTGCCACATCAGCAATAGAAGGCATTGTTGTTGCCACGTAGATGCTGTCGTCTAAAGCGTTAAACGCTGTTCTTTGGTCAGGGATATTTAAGTCAAAAAGTTGTATGTCATTCGGATCGTTTTTATTAACAACCGTTTGAATCTTCGCAGTTGAACTTGCACCATCCAAGTCTCTACTACCCGCCTTTTCGTAACCCTCGCCGAGCAATCTAGTTGCTTCCGTTTTACCGGCGGGAGTGCTTACATCAAGACCTACGGAATCTCCCGTTGCTGGGTTTTTGAAATTAACAATACTTGCCGCAGTTTCACTATCCGATTTAGGTGTGTAGTTTCCTGTAATACGGTAAAGTGGTTTACCCTCGGCATTGACAGACTGTCTTACCGCCTCGATTGCTGTTATGTTAGCGGTGGATAAATTGTTGCCGTCAAAAGTATGGAAATCGGTGGTATCGTCAGGATTTATAAACGTGACAAAGGAAGGAGCTTTTGTCTCTTTAACTTCTGTGAAATTCACAGCATTAGGGTACTTGGCCATTAGAGCTTGTTGCTGACCTACTGTTCCAACAGGACCTTGCCACAAAACAGCGCCTTTAGCGTCTGTAATCTTGTAACTGTCACCGGGCTTAACGTTAGCCGCAGCCGCCGCTATCGCTTTTTCACTCTGCAAAGCGGCTTGAGCCGTCTGTAAATTAGACAGGTCTAAGTTTAACGATCTGTCTTTTTGCGCTTGTTTAAATTTGCCTAACTCGCCAGCACGTTGGCCTATATTACCTATAACAGGTGTAAACGCCGCGGCCAATTGTTCCGCGGGCGATGCACCGGAACGCCCTGCGCCCCCTGCAAACCCTAAAGCACCTTGTGCCACGTCAAACAGCATTTGAGCTTTTGTCATTTTTTGTTGTTCAGCTAATGCAGCCTCTTGATCAGCCTCTCCATAAATAGAGCTAGTCAAAGCGCGTTGTTGGTCAAACAAAGTTTGCAATCTAGGGTCAGGCAGGGCGACACCGCCCGGTGCCATATACTGGACCGCGCCGCCTTGGTTAAAATTTACAGGTGCAGGCCCTCCGGGGACCTGTACTGGAGCTTCAGAAGCGCCCATATTTACAGTAGACATAATGCCTTCTGCCAAGGGTCCTTCTATTGGAGCAGACATCTCTTCCGCCGCTAAACCGCCAATACCTTGATCGACTGCTGCCATTTGCATTACAGGCTGAAGTAGGGTCAAAACGGATTCCGGGGTAGCTTGTGAATCTTCAAGGCCTACCACGTCGGAAAGCTCGGCATAACGCTGCTCGATAGGAAGTTGATCCCCTCGAATACTGTTAATTACGGTCTCGTAATCTTCAGCATTTTCTAATTCGTCCATACCATCAGCATATTGAGTCAACATGCCTTCTAGCTGCGCAGGATCAATACCCTGCTGCATAGCGCCTTGTGCCGCTTCGTTAATGTTAACGGAATTGGGGTCAATTGGAGGCAAACCCGGTGGGGTCACTTGTGGTCCGGGCATTGCGGAGTCAGGCATCATAGAACCATCCGGCATCTGGTGCATCGCTCCGCCTTCCTGCATAGGGTAGACTTTGCCACCGTTGGCAAACATCTGCCTGCCCATTACTTCTCTATTCATCATTAAAATAACCCCGCTTTTTTAGCACCCGCCGCTGCCGACAAGCCTGCTACACCCAATCCTAGTATAGATTGAGCAGGTGATACACCACCACCTGATTGTTGTGATACAGCCATCTGGCTAGACGGCGCTCCCTTATAAATATCAGATAAGAACGCTACA